GGCGTCGCGCGTCCGCCTACCGTGCGGCCTGCCTGATGCACCAGCGTCAACTCCGGCTCCCGCCTCGGCGGCTCCGGTACAACAGGCGGCAGCCAGCACCACGCCGAACACGGGCACGTCGCCCGCGCCGGCAGCTGCCACCCCGTCCACCACCAACCCGAACGCGACCGCGACCCCACCGGCCGCCGTGGCTCCGATCAAGACCGGCGAACAGCCGGCCGCGGTCAAGCCCACGGAGACCCCGGCGGAGCAGCCCAAGCCCTACGAGCTGAAGCTGCCAGAGAAGGCCACGATCGATAACGCCATCGCCTCCGAGCTGGCCGCCCTCGCCCACAAGGCAGGCATCAGCCAGGAGCATGCGCAGTCGGTCGCCAACTTCATCGACCAGAAGGCCTCCGCCTTCCTCGAGCAGGTCAAGGCGCAGCAGGTCCAGGCGCACGCAGCCCAGGTCACGACCTGGGACCACGCGCTGCGGGCCGACAAGGAGATCGGCGGCGAGAAGCTCCAGGCGAACCTGGACCTCGGCCGTCGCGCGCTCGAACGCTTCGCCTCTCCCGAGGCGATCCAGTACCTGCGCGACACGGGCCTCAACTCCAACCCGGAGTTCGCCCGCATCTTCGTGAAGGTCGGGAAGGCGATTGGCGAGGACAGCGTCGCCACCGGACAGGGCACGGGAGGGAAGTCCGATCAGGACCACCTCACCGAGCGCTACCCGAAAATGGCGTCTGCCAACGGCACCTGACGTACCCATCAACCAACTGAGCGGGCCCACGGGCCCCGGAGTCAACCATGGCCGCGATCGGCAACACCCTTCCCACCATCGCTGATGTCGTCAGCCGGATGAACCCGGACGGCAGCATCGCCAAGGTCGTCGAGGCGCTCCAGAAGCGCAACCCGATCTTGAACGACATCCCCGTCTACGAGGCCAACCAGGCCACGGGCGACATCTTCACCTCGCGCACCGCGCTCCCCTCGCCGACCTACCGGAAGTTCAACCAGGGCGTGGCGCCGACCAAGAGCACCACCGAGCAGGTCACCGAGGCCTGCGCGATGCTCAAGGGCCTGAGCAAGGTCGACTGTGACCTGGCCAAGCTGAACCAGAACCAGATGGCGTTCCGCGCGTCGGAGGACAACGCCTTCCTCCAGGGCTTCAACATCGAGATCGCGCAGGGCATCTTCTACAACTCGACCACCAGCGCGCCCGAGAAGTTCCACGGCTTCTCCCCGCGCCTGTCCGTGACCGCCGGCAACGCCGCCTCGGGCCAGATCATCAAGGCGGACGCGACCGCCTCCGGCGCCGACCAGGCGAGCATCTGGCTCGTCGGCTGGGGCGAGGACACCGTGTCGGGCATCTTCCCGCGCGGTCACACCGCCGGCGGCTTCGACAGCGAAGACCTCGGCAAGCAGCTGACCCGCGACGCCAGCAACAACGAGTTCACCGCCTGGGTGACCGAGTACACCTGGAAGTTCGGCATCCGCGTCAAGGACTTCCGCTACCTGGTGCGCATCTGCAACCTCGACACCTCGGCGTGGAAGGCCGACCTCTCGGCCGGCGCGGACATCGTCTCCTCGCTGATCGACGCGGTCCACACCATCTTCAACACCGAAGGCATCACCCCGCGGCTCTACATGAACCGCCAGGTTGCCTCGATGCTGAACAAGCAGTGCGCCCGCCGCTCGGGCAACGACATGCTGAGCTGGGTCAAGGCCGACGACCTCGGCATCCGCGGCGCCGGCGGCATCGGCACCCCGCTGATCCAGACCTTCCTCGGCGTCCCCATCCGCGTCACCGACGCACTCACCATCACCGAGGCCGTGGTCTCCTAAGACCGCCCCCAAAGCCAACGAAAGAACCACAGCCATGATGATCGACAACGCGCTCGCGGTGAGCAACGCCCAGGTGGTCACCGCCACCGGCAACTCGACCGACTACATTGACCTCCTCGGGGTCATCAACGTCGGTGCCGGCAACCTCCAGAAGCTCGCCTTCATCCTCAACGTTTCGGCCGTGTCGGGCACCTCGCCGACCATGACCGTCAAGCTGGTGGGGGCCGACGATTCCGGCTTCTCGACCAACAAGGTCACCCTCGGGTGGATCGGCGACAACATCAACGCCGTCGGCCTGTACCGCATCGGCGTGGCGAACGTGGCGCGCAAGCGCTACCTGCGCCTGGAATACACCATCGGCGGCACCACCCCGTCGTTCACCGTCACCCTCAACGTCACCAAGGACGACGAGGCCCGGCAGACGCCCTGATCCCTCCTGCCCTCCGTGGCAGGTTGCTGTTCCCCTGGCGCTGTGGTGGCGCCAGGGGTTCAGCGTCGCTAGTCGCCACCCACCACCCGGAAGACCTCGCCCATGAAGTTCCTGATCAAGAGCAACGCCTACGTCAACATGCCGATGCACCTGCAGAATGACCCGCCCGGGGTCATCCGCCAGGTTCCGCAGCTGATCAAGGCCGAGCCCTCGCAGCCAGTCGTTCTCGAACTGCCCGACGATGTCGACCTCGACACCGTCTCCTCGCGCTGGGAGCCCCTCGACGAGACTGCCACCAAGGCGCAGGCCCGCCTGCGCAAGCTCGGCGCTGATCGTCGCGCCGCGGCCAAGGCGCTCGCCGATGCGGCAGCTGCCGGCGATGCCGCCGAGGTCGCACCCAAGCCGCTCGACGCGGCCGGCCTCCTCGACGCCCTCAAGGCCCTGCCCGAGGACGTGCGCGCGCAGCTGTTCGCCGCCGCCCAGGCCAAGCCCGACGCCGCGGCCGGCACCATGTCGGGTGCGCTGGCCAAGCAGGTCGCCGGCCAGCCCGGCCAGAAGAAGGGCTAAGCCGTGGCGGAAATCCGCTATCCCGAGCTGGTGGCCGGACCGTATGCGGCCGGCCAGGTCGTCACGCCCGCCGACGGCGCCGACCTGGCGCAGCTCACTGGCCTGCCGCTGGCCACCCGCGCGCTGGCCATCGGCGTCGGCGGGACCATCACCGTCGACTTCCTGCACGGCGAGACCGCTGTGCAGCTGACGCTTCCGGCCGGCATCCATAAGCTGTCTGTGACCCGCGTGCGCGCCACCGGCACCGCCGCGACGAACATCGTCGCCCTCTACTGATCCAGGGCCCAGCCCAACCCCGGAGCCTCCGCCATGCCTCTGTCCGCCGTCCAGATCAGCAACCTGGCCCTGGCGCGCATTGGCATCCTCCAGGGCATCGACGACCTCGACGAGGCCAGCGACGAGGCCAGGGCCTGCAGCCTGGCCTTTGAGGCGTGCCGCGACGAAGTGCTGTCGGTACACGAATGGCCCTTCTCGACCCGGACCGCCGTGCTTGGCCTGGTCGCCACCGACCCCACCGACTCCTGGTCCTACGCCTACCGGCTGCCGTCGGACTACCTCACCGCCAAGTCGATCGGGAAGGACGTTCCCTTCACCATCGCCAGCGACAGCGGCGGCGGACTGCTCTACTGCAACAGCAACCCGGCGACGCTCGAGTACTTCGTCCGCATCGACGATCCCGCCCTGCTGCCGATCGACGTGGCGATGCTGCTGGTCGCCCGCCTGGCGGTCGAGATTGCGCCGGCCCTGAGCCGGACCGATGCGGTCGTCGCCCGGGCGCAGCAGCGATACAAGACCGCGCTCGATGAGGCGGTGTCGAACCGCATGGCGGAGCCGGGCAACGACGATCCGCGCGACGCCGAAGCCATCAGCGGCCGGGAGTAGCGCATGCCCTCGCTCGCCCAGCGCTCCTTCGCCGGCGGCGAAATCTCCCCGGCCCTCTACGGCCGAGCGGATCAGGCGAAGTACGCCACGGGCGCGCGCCGGATCTACAACTTCCTGGTCCAGCGTTTCGGCGGGGTGACCAACCGCAGCGGGTCGAAGATGGTGCGCGAGGCGGTCGGCAGCACCGCCCAGAAGAACACCCGCCTGCGCCGCTTCGTCTACAACGACACCCAGACCTACCAGCTCGAATGGGGCGACTTCACCCTGCGCCTGATCCAGAACGGCGCCGGACTGACGATCTCGGGCCTCGCCGCCTGGTCGAACCTGACCACCTACGCCGTGGCCGACCTGGTCAGCTCGGGCGGGGTCAACTACTACGCCAAGACCGCGAGCCTCAACCTGGACCCGGCAACCAATCCAGCAGCCTGGTACGCTATGCCGGCGGGCGGGATCTACGAGATTCCCACGCCCTTCGCGCATGCCGACGTGCGCCGCCTGCAGTTCATCCAGAGCGCCGACGTGATGACCATTGCGCACCCGTCGTACCCGCCGCAGGAGCTGCGCCGCTACGGACAGACCAAGTGGATCATCCTGGCCGCAACCTTCGTCCCCAGCATCGCCCGGCCGTCGCCCTGCAGTGTCGTCAGGGGCGGCGCCGGCGGCAAGACGTTCAAGTACCGGGTGACCGCGGTGCTCCCCGACACCTTCGAGGAGTCGCTGGCGGCCTACGAAACGACCACGCCGATCACCGGAGCGAGCCAGGCCAACCCGTGCCAGATCACCGACGTGGCGCACCCCTACGCCACCGGCGACGAGGTGCTGTTGTCCGGCATCCTCGGCATGACCCAGCTGAACAACCGGACCTGCACCATCACCAATACCGGCGCCAACACCTACACCCTGGACGGCGTCGACTCCACCGCCTTCACCGCCTACGCCAGCGGCGGGACCGCGGCCCGCACCTTCGCCGGCTGCGACGGCGCCGGCATTCCGAGCGATGCATCGCCCAACGTGATCAGCTGGACGACCGTTGCTGGCGCCCTTGAGTACAACGTCTATAAGGAAACGAATGGGGTTTACGGCTATATCGGGACCGCCCGCGGCACGTCCTTCAAGGACATCAACTACGCCCCCAACGGGATCACCAACCTGTCGACGCCGGCCACGGTGTTCGAGGCCGCCGGCAAGTACCCGCAGACGACCGCCTACGTCCAGCAGCGGCAGGCCTTCGCCGGATCGACCAACCAGCCCGAGAGCATCAAGCTGTCGCGTTCGGGAATCTTCCACGACTTCAGCACCTCCAGCCCGCTGCAGGATGACGACGCCATCGGCTTCGCCCTCAACGGCGAGGAGGTCAACGAGGTCCGCCACATTCTGACCGTCAGCAAGCCGGTCGTCTTCACCAGCGGCGGCGTGTGGACCCTCGATGGCGACGTGGACGGGATCATCCGCCCCACCGCCATCAACCCGAACCAGCTAGTCGGCCGCGGCTGTGGCTACCTGCGCCCCATCAGCATCGACAACACGGTGCTCTACCTCCAGGCCCGCGGCACGATCATCCGCGAGATTCAGCTCGACCTGGTCAAGGGCCAGGAGGGGCGCGACCTGACGATCTACGCCCAGCACCTGTTCGACGGCTACACCATCGTCGCCTGGACCTACCAGGAGAACCCCCATAGCGTCATCTGGGCGGTGCGCAGCGACGGCAAAATGGTGGGCATGACCTATGTCAAGGAGCACGACGTGTGGGCGTGGTTCGTCTGCGAGACGGACGGCACCTACCTCGATGTTGAGAGCGTCCCGGAGGGCAACGAGGACGCGCTCTATGTCGTTGTCGAGCGCACCATCGGCGGCGTGCCCCGGCGCTTCGTCGAGCGCTTCGCCTCCCGCCGGGTGACCGATGTGACAGTCGATGCCTTCTTCGTCGACTGCGGCGGGACCTACGACGGCCGAAACTTCACCGCCACCACCCTGACCATCAGCGGCGGGACGACCTGGCTGGTCGATGAGTTCCTGACCCTGACCGCATCGACCGGCATCTTCTCCGGCGCCGAGGTCGGCAACGCCTACGTCCTGACCATCGGCGGCGTGCCGATCGTCTGCACTGTGACCGGCTACACCGACGCCACCCACGTCACTGTCCAGGCGAACAAGAACGTCCCGGTCAGCCACCAGGGCGTTGCAACCGCCAGTTGGTCGCGTGCGGTCGACGAGGTCGCGGTGCCGCACCTGGAAGGCAAGTCGGTGGCGATCCTCGCCGACGGCAACGTGGTCGCCAACGGCTTCGACGACCCGCAGACCGTGGTGACCGGCGGCGTGGTGACCCTGACCACCCCTGCCAGCGTCATCCATGTAGGCCTGCCCTACCTCTCCGACCTGGAGACCCTGGACTGGGAGGACCCCAACTCCGAGACCCTGATCGACAAGCAGAAGCTGGTGCAGGGCGTGACGCTGCTGGTGCAGGACACCCGCGGCGGCTGGGCCGGCTGCCCCAAGACCGACGACGACGGCAGCCTCGACTGGCTCAAGAAGAACATGAGCGAGATCAAGCAGCGCGCCGCCGAGGGCTACGGCGAGGCGACCAACGCCCGTACCGGCACCTTCGACAAGAACACCGCCGGGGCCTGGGGCCAGAAGGGGCGGATCCTGGTCCGCCAGCGCGATCCCCTGCCCATGACCATCCTGGCCGCGGTTCCTCGCGGCAACATCGGAGGCTGACCATGGGTGCAACTGCAGCCGTCGCCATGGGCGCCGGAACCATCTTGAGCTTCGGGGCGCAGATCGCCGCCGGCCGCGCCAACCAGCGCATCAACGAGTACAACGCCAAGGTGCTCGACGCCCAGGCCACCGACGCCATCAAGCGCGGCGAGGAGCAGGTCGGCATGATCGGGACCGACGCCCGGCGCGTCGTCGGCGCCCAGCGTGCCAGCATCGCCGGCCAGGGCATCACCCTGGACAGCGAGACCTCCCAGGCGATCCAGGCCGACACCGCCGCCCTCGCGGCCAAGGACATGCGCACCACGCGCGCCAACGCCATGCGCGAGGCCTGGGGCTTCCGCTCGCAGGCGCTGGGCGCGCGCATGTCTGGCAAGTACGCCTACCAGGGCGCCATGCTCAATGCCTCGGGTTCCCTCCTCACCGGGACGGCGCAGACTGTCGGGGCATACCAGGACTACCGCTACCGCTCCGGAAAGGCCTGATCCATGCCCAGGGTTCCCCTCTACGAAGGCGGACGCCTCGCCACCCGCGCCGCGCCTGGCGTCCAGCAGCAGCAGGTAAGCCCTGACGCCTTCGGCGCCGGGCTCGGGCAGGACATCCAGCGCGCCGCCAGCGTGGTCCAGAACCAGATCCTGGGGCCCGAGTGGGACCGCATCAACCAGGCCAAGGTCGACGACGCGGCGACCAAGTTGGCCCAGAAGCGCATCGAGCTGGGGACCCGCCTCAAGCAGGCCCAGGGCGAGCAGGCCATGGGCATCGCCGACCCGCTCGAACAGGAGTTCCAGGCCACGCGCGAGGAGGCGCAGCAGGGGCTGGCCAACCCGGCCCAGCGCGACGCCTTCGCTCGGGAAGCGGACCGCCAGGCCCTTGGCCTGCGCGAGTCGATCGACAGCCACGTCGTGGCGCAGGGCGAGCTGGTCGCGCGCCAGAAGGCGGACGCGCGGGTCCAGACCATGGTGCAGAGCGCGATCGCCAACCGTGCCGACGAGGGGCTGGCCTGGCAGGACATCATGGATGCCCAGGCGACGCACGAGACGTACACCCGCAGCATGGGCGTCCCGATCGAGGCGCGCGACGCCGAGCAGGCGACCCTGCGCAGCCACGCCACCGCGGACATCATCAGCGCCTTCGCCGATGACGGCAACCACGTCGCCGCCCAGAAGTGGCTGGAGGGCTACCGCGCCCAGCTCAAGGACCCGGCCGACCTGGCG